GGTTAGAACACGTAACAAAATATCATCATGAATGGATTGCAATCATGAAAAGTTTTGGCGCTAAAGATCATGCAGAGGATTTTGTTCAGGAAGTTTATATTAGATTATTGAAGGGAGCGGATTTAAATAATCTTTTTGTAAATGGAAATGTTGTAAAAGGAAAAATTAATAAGGCTTATGTTTATTTTGCCTTAAGAAATACATGGATAATGCATATTAGAAAACAAAGAAGCAACAGAGAAAATAAAAATAGAATTGAAATTGTTAATTATAATCATTATGATAATGATCCATCTTATAAGATAGATAATTTATTTAGTAATAGAAATGAATTAGATCATCAGATTAATGATCAAGAAAAAATAAAATTCAATAAATATGAATTAATCCTGGAGAAGATAGACAAAGAAATTAATTCATGGCATTGGTATGATATGATGATGTTTAGGTTATATATTGATTCAGGAAAGAGCATTAGAACATTAGCAAAGGAAACAAATATTTCAAGGGATTCAATATTCCAAACATTGAAAAATTGCAAAACACGAATAAAAATAGCAATCGGAGAAGATTGGGAAGATTTCAGGAATAAAGATTACGATTTAATAAAAGCAGAATGAAAGCATATTTTTTCTATATAAAAGAAGATAAAAACAAAGAACCAATTAATATAATAAGGGCGCAGGATCTACATGAAGCAATTAGAATTTTTTGCTATCAAAAGAGATTAGAGGAAGAAGATTTTTTAGAAATATACAAAGTTGAATTAAATTAAATAAAATGGCAAAAAAGAAAACAACAAAAAAGAAAAGCGAAGGATTAGGAGATTCAGTAGAAAAGGTATTAAAAGCATCAGGCATTTCAAAATTAGTTAAGTTTGTTGCAGGCGAAGATTGCGGATGTGATGAACGAAAAAAACGCTTAAATCAATTATTCAGTTATGCTCCTCACATTAAATGCCTGGAAGAGGATGAATATCATATTTTAAGCGGATGGTTTGCAGTTAATAGAAGTACAGTTTCTCCAAATGAGCAGCAGGAATTGAGAAAGATTTATAATAGAGTATTTAATAAAAGAACTTCTCCTTCTAGTTGTTCTTCATGCATTAGGGATATGGTTGATCGTTTAAGAGCAGTATATAATGAATATGAAGATAAAAACGTATAAAATAAAAAGCAATCCTAATAATCCTCGATTAATAAAGGATGATAAATTTAGAAAGCTAGTTAAGAGCATTAGGGAATTTCCTGAAATGCTAGAGAAGCGGCCCTTAGTTTGTTCAAAAGATGAAGAAGGGAATTATATAGTATTGGGCGGAAATATGCGATTAAAAGCATCTAAGGAAGCAGGATTGAAAGAGATGCCTATTATATTAGCTGATGATTGGAACGAAGCGCAGAAGAAAGAATTTATTATTAAGGATAATGTTGGATTTGGTCAATGGAATTGGGATGATATAGCGAATGAATGGGATCAGGAAAATATACAGGATTGGGGTTTAGATCTTCCTGGATTTGATATTGATGGAAGCGAATTAGATACAGAATTCAGTTTAGATGATTCAGAAAAAGATGCAATTCAAAAAAATACATTTACGTTATCTGATGAACAATCAGAGGAAATTCATAAGGCAATAACAGAAGTTAAAAAAACGGATGAATTCAAATATTGTGAAACATTCGGTAATACAAATTCAAATGGAAACGCTTTATATTTAATTATCATGCAATGGGCAGAGCAAAAGAAATAAAAATTAAAGTTATTCCTTCAAAGATTGCAAATGAATTCGTTAAAAAATATCATTATAGTAAATCTTTTACATTAGGTTCAGTTTTGCATTTTGGCGCTTTTTTAGATAATAAATTACATGGTGTTTTATCTTATGGGAATTCAATTGATAAAAGAAACTGCATCGGATTTGTTAAGGGGACAAAATGGAATGAATTTATTGAATTAAACAGGATGGCATTTGATGATTATCTTCCAAAGAATTCAGAAAGCAGATGCATCGCAATTTCAATCAAATTAATAAAAAAGAATGCTCCTCATATTAAATGGATTCTAAGTTATGCAGATGGAACACAATGCGGAGATGGCACAATATATAGAGCATCAGGATTTTATCTAACTAATATTAATAAAAATTCTACTATTTATAAGATGAAAGATGGATCAATAAAAGCAAAACATTATTCTTCAAAAACAGTAAAGTTTGATTTTAAAGGAGCAACAGCAATGAAAGGATTTCAATTAAGATACATATATTTAATAGATAAAAAAAGTAAATTAAATGTTCCAATTATTCCATTTGAAAAGATTAAGGAAGTTGGTGCATCAATGTATAAGGGAGAAAAAATAGAGCGCTGCAATTGATTCGAACATTACCTTTAACCTGGATGGCTAACGTGCTACCATTACACCAACAGCGCATATAAAGCAAATATACAAAAATAAAAGACATGGCAAATGAAGAAAATTTAATACCTTATAAAAAAGGAGAATCAGGCAATCCAAACGGAAGGCCAAAAGGATCAAAGAATAGATCAACAATTGCAAAGAAATGGTTAAAAATTACAGAGAATGCAAAGAATCCAATATCATCTAAGCAGGAAGATTTAAGCCAGGAAGATTTAATGACTTTAGCATTATTAAGAAAAGCGAGAAACGGAGATGTGAACGCTTATAAGGCATTGATGGATTCAGCATTCGGTTCGCCTGTTCAGCAGATAGATCAGAATATTACAGAACAGCCATTATTTCCTGATGTTCAAGCGGACTAAAGCAATTAATAAAATATTAGCTTTAAAAAAGCGGATTAAAATTGTACAGGGCGGAACTTCTGCATCAAAAACTTATGGAATATTAGCCATTTTAATACATAAGGCAATACAAACTCCAGGTTTAGAAATTTCAGTTGTTTCAGAAAGCATTCCGCATCTTAGAAGAGGATGCATAAAAGATTGCATAAAAATATTAAAAGATACTAACAGATACAATGATAATCAATTTAATAGATCATTATTAAAATATAATTTTTTTAATGGATCATATATAGAATTCTTTTCAGCATCATCAGATGATAGCAGCAAATTAAGAGGAGCGCGAAGGGATGTTTTATATATAAACGAAGCAAATAATATTACATTTGAAGCATTTAATGAATTATCAATTAGAACTAGATTAGAAGTTTTTTTAGATTTTAATCCATCTAATGAATTTTGGGTGCATGAAAATTTGCAGAATGATCCTGATGCTGATATGATAATTCTCACATATAAGGATAATGATGCATTAGATCAAAGAATAGTTAAAGAAATAGAGAAGGCAAAAGAGAAGGCGAAAACATCTAAATTTTGGGAAAATTGGTGGCGCGTATATGGTTGCGGTTTGGTTGGGCGATTACAGGGCGTTGTTTTTTCTAATTGGCAGCAAATAGATAAAATTCCTGATGATGCAAAATTAATTGGAATAGGGATTGACTTCGGATATACGAATGATCCAACAGCTATTATTGAAGTTTACAAATGGAATGAAAAGCGAATAGTTAATGAATTATGTTATCAATCAGGATTAGTTAATTCAGAAATAGCAAAGAAACTTCCTAATGGTTTAATATGTTATGCAGATTCCGCAGAACCAAAATCTATTGCTGAAATCAGAATGCATAATAAAATGATAAAAGGCGCAAAGAAGGGAAGGGATTCAATCATGCATGGAATTCAATTAATGCAATCGCAGGATTATTTAATAACTTCTCAAAGCATTAATCTGATTAAAGAATTAAGGGCCTACATTTGGGATGTAGATAGAGCAGGGAAAACATTAAACAGGCCCAAGCCTGGACTAGATCATCTCATTGATGCATTGAGATATCATGAAAGCGAATCATTGAGCAATAAAAATTACGGCAAATATTTTATAAAATAGTACAAATCAAGAAAAAAACGTTTATATATTATGGAAGCAAATATCCAAATACCTACAAAATTAAATGAAATATCATTAGGAGATTACCAAAGATTTATTGAGGTATCTGAAAAATCTAATGATGATAATTTTGTATTTGAAAAGATGATAGAAATATTTTGCAAAATTAAATTAATGGAAGTTATCCAAATAAAATGGAGCGACATCCAATATATAGCAGGAAGGATAACAGAAGCATTTCAGGAAAAGCCTAAGTTTATTCCTAGATTTAAAATTCAAAATATTGAATTCGGATTTATTCCTTCATTAGAAGATATGAGTTTTGGAGAGTTTATAGATCTGCAAAACAACATGGAAAAGATTGAGGATTTTCATAAGGCAATGGCAGTTCTTTACAGGCCAATAACAGAAAAGAGAAAGGATAAATATGAAATTGAAAAATATGTTTCAGCAGCGAATTATTCTGAGGTTATGAAATATGCTCCAGTAGATGTTGCATTAGCAGCAAAGGTTTTTTTTTGCGATTTGCAAAAAGAATTATTGAGCAGTACAATTATTTATTTGAAAAATCTGATGATGAAGAAGGATTCGGAGACTTTTCGCAAAGAATTCAGTTTGCAAAACAATGGGGTTGGTATAGTTCAGTTTATGGAATCGCAGCAGGAGATTTACAGAAATTTAGAATCGTTACAAAATTGCCCATACATGATTGCCTTACCTTCCTCACTTTTGAAAAGCAAAAAAGAGATATTGAAAATCATGAGATGCAGCGACAATTAAACAAAAATAAAAGATGAGTTATTACAACATTCTAACAAAAATTAAAACTGAATTAGATGCAGATCCTTTCACAAATACAACAACAGAGGGGGATCTAAACGCGGTTGACTTGGCGAAGCAAAATATTTATCCTTTAACGCATATAATAATAAATAATGCAACATTTAGAGGAAATATAATTCAATATAACATGAGTATATTGGCAATGGATATTGTTGATTTTGATAAGGATGCAACAGTAGATAAATTTATTGG